ATTTGTATATTGCATAATATCAGGATTTGTGTAAGCAGCATAAGTAACCGGAGCCACACTTGGAATTGTAAATTCATATTCACGAATATCACCAGAATTTGATGCACTACCATATATCAATGAACCGGAATCCATTGTTAATTTAGTCCAAACCTTATCATCAATACTATCGTAATCTTCACCATTCAGGAATTTACCATAAACTTCGATATCACTTCCAACTGGTCTCCATGCAGATAACCATACACGCAAGTCTTCAGCATCTTGACTTTCAGCCAATGTGATTTCCTTAGAAACATATCGTGAAAGCGCATTACCATAGCGAGTTGATTCATCAGTATTATCATTATTAATTAGATTTTCAATACCATATGAAGATTTACGTCTCATATCCAATACAGGTGAAACCCAATCAGATGCAGTTGAAAGTGATATATTATAAAATGAAGATTTAGCTGAAGACATATTATCAACTTCATTTGACTTACTTACGAACATACGCATTTTATCAGTTCGTTCATTATCACTTTCAGGAGTTACTTTAACAAAACTCGCATCAGTAATATAACTTGTATCAGTTCCCTTATAACCATAAGATATTGAAGTATATGCAGGAGTCATACTTGCATATCTAGGAACAATAACTGAATATTGTTTATTAAGAATAGAATCAATAGTACCAGATGCAATTAATGTATTAGCATTAAATGTTGTTTCACCAGCATTATATTGACGGTGTATTTGAATATCAGTGTTAGCAGTAAAGCCACCCGTAGACTGATTAAGTATAAGTTCATTTACTGCTTCATCATTTCTTTGAATATAGGCAACTGGATCAGAATTAGCCATAAGTAAACCACCTGTAGAGTTAGCTGTATATACAATATCTCCAACCTCTACACCAATTGAAGAGTTCGCTTTTGTTAATCCATCAATTGAGATATAATCATCCGCTTCATTTTCAAATACTGCAGTACCAGTACCTACCGTGAATGATGCACGATAGATATTGAATTTAATATCCTCTGTTTGTAATGCAGTCCAAGTGTTCATGTTAGCAGAAATAAAGCTTACACCAATATATGGATTAGAGAAAACTTGCTGTGAAGTTGCTACATCAGTTCCACCCAATTCAGCCATCCAAATTGTGTATTCAGGAGAATCCCCATCAGGTTTAACCATGAATGCATAGTAAGTATCTTTTTGCAATGCAATAACATCATCAAAATCAAATACAGTTTCTGTAGATGCAGTAGCTGAAGTGTTAACATCAGCTGAAGCCATGTATTTCTTTGCAATTATCTTTTTAGTGTTAGGAAAACCATTTTCCATTTCAGCTAGATATACAGTAACACCCAATGTTGGGTCTTTTGTTTTAAAGTATACACCAATCTTATCAATAAACACTGTAGTTGAGGCTGGAGAAGTAACCAAGAATGATTGTGAAATAGGATCACTATCTCCACCACCCGAAGCCTGATTTGTTGCCCATACCCAACTTGGTTGTGTTGTTGGGAATGTAACAGGAATCGCCACACTTGAAGTAGTGGTTGAAATATTTGTTCGAGTAATAGTATCAGATGTACTAGAAATACTTGCACTTGAAGTAGTGATATTTGTTTCTTGTGTTGTAACAGACATCGAACTAGCAGTATAAACTGCACGTGCACTAGAAAGAATTGCATCTGTACCAATTAATAGATCATCTACATTAGCAATAATAAATTCACGATCACCAACTCTATATGAAGAATCTGGAATACGGAACACACCATAGATTGTACCAGAGGAATCAGATACTAGAGTAGTTCCCCATGCTGAATCACGAGTAATAATTCTATTTTCTTGACCTTCCAACACATTAGCAACACCTGATAGAGTACCAGTTGCAACATGAGCATCCACATTATCCCTTTCAAAGAAGGCATGCATTTCAGTATCTGGTTTAAGACCATAAACAATGAATGCAACTTCTCTACTACGCATATATGGATTAAGTGATATATCCGTAACATAAGAACCTAAGTCATATGACTGTGATAGTACATCAACATCAATACCCAAAACATCTTGAGATTGTGTTGTTGCAGTTGTAGTAGTCGAATTATTAAAGAATCCATTATTATCAGTTGTAGTATTGGTATCTACATTAATTGTTCTCCATTCACCAAAGTTAGATGCAAAAGGACTAGATGCAAAATCTTCCCATGGTGATGCTAAATCAATATCGATATTAACAGCTGGATCAGCGGTTTCATCTTTATAATGATCATATTCAGGATATAGTGTCATAGCACCACTCCACTTCCAAATACTCTCAGTACAATTACGAACCTTTGTAGCATATATTTGACTAATATAATCAGTAGCAGTATAAGGACGAGTTACTTTATAACCAGATACTTGAACATTTGCTGATGTATTACTATATTGGAAATCAATAGCATGTTTATTATAGTAAGGACGAGCCAATTTATATTTTGGATCAATAGCAATTCTATATTCAAAATCATTTACACGACCAAATGAGTGTGAAGCAAAAGGTTCTACAAAGAAACCATTTTTAAATCTATCTAATCCTGCAGCATCAGGAATAACAAGGTCTTTTGTTTCTTGTTCCAATAGATTTAATGCTGTATAATATTCAAGAGTTTTAAGTCTTTTATCTATAACCCCAATATCACGCATAGTATAACGTTTATTATAACTAAGGCTTATTTTAGTTTTTAGATTAGAGCGTGAATATGCAGCACTTTCTCTACTTGTAAGTGAAGGATAAGCAGGAACACTAATATTAGCAATTACCATAGAGTCTTGTGGTGCAATCGGTGTTACTGGATTTTGATTAGCTTCACCATAAGTAACAACTAAATCACCGCCTTGTGTGATAGATAATAAGTCTTTACGTGGCAGATAAAATTCTACATCTGCTTGGAAGTTAGAATCAGGTTCTGGAATATATGAACCAGTACTAGCCATAATGAAACTTGAGTTAGATGCAGCTGGATTCTCTGTAGCAACACCAACTGAAGTAGCAGTGTTTGCAGTATTATATTTTTGTGGTCTAAAGTCAATTATTGAACGTGCATCCACACCATTAATTAATGGAATATCACCAATTTCGTAATTTGTTGAATTTGCTGTATCACCATCATCCTTAATTGGATATGAATCTACTGAGAAGAACCCGGCACCCGTAGTATTATTTGCAACAAAGTGATCAAGTTCAATTAATAGCTTAGTAGAAGCAGTAATATTTGAAGCATAATTTGGATTAATTACAAGCTTGGAATGATCATATGCAGCTGAAGTTTGTCCATTATCCAAGTAGAACCAACTTTTTCTATCAGGATTAGTAACATCATATGTAGCACCCGTATAAACAGCTTTAATTTTTGTAACATCCACAAGACCTAAATTATATGGTCCAGTAACACCAGCTGTATTAGCATCGATTTTAACATAGGTAGATTTCTTGATATCTTTAGTTGTTGCAACCGCAGCAGTACGTAGTACAGGAACATTGGTATAAACAGTTTGCGTTCCAGAGTCTATTGCAAGATCAGATGATACAGTAAATTGAGTATTTGAAACAATTTCCATAGAACCAGCTGTAGAGCTAGTATCAATTACATAACCTTGCGGCCAATATTTTTGAAATGCTGCACCAGAAGCTGTTGTGGTTGCATTGATTGTCATGCTAGTATTAGATGCAATAGCAGTAATCAATCTTGTGTCACCTGTACCCGGTACACGAATATAATCATTCACTGCAAATTCAGTGTCAAATAATGTTGCAACACCTGTAACAGTATTTGCAGAAACTGAAATTGTTCCTGTTTGGTTAGCACTATAAGCTTCAGTAGATAATGAAATATCATATTTTAATTCATTGGTATCAGAAAGAGTTCCAACTGATGCATTTAATTTTTCATTACCACCAGCATATGGAGTATTCAATGTGAATGATATAAACCCATTGGCTTGTAGAGTACCAGATACTGTATCTCTGAAAATAAATTGTGTATCATTAACACCACCTGAATCAGTAAGTCTTTTGATAGCAGAAATACCAGTATCAAAGGTTAATTTATTTCTTGAAGAATCTCTTACAACAGATGCACCATTATCTAAAACAATATCAGCTTTAGCTTTACCATATGTTCCATTGATATAGAATGATTTTGCATCAGCAGAAAAAGATTTTCCAGAAGCCATACTAATATTAAATAAGTAAAGTAGATATTGAGCATCACCAGTTCCCTTGGTTCCACTTGAATATACTGAAGAACGAACCGAAGCAGTACCAACATTATTACCAGATGGAGCTGAACCCGCACCTGATACAGTAGATAAAGCATTTTGTGGTTCATCATAAATTGTGACTTCACCCAAATTATCAATATCAAAGTTACCCACAAACTCATCAACGATAACATAGTTACCAAAATTTGCAGTAATGATTTGAGCACCAGCTTCATCAGTTGTAGTTGCTCTTTCAACTTCGATTTTACGGGTACCAATTAATTCAACCCTGTCACCCTGCACATATCCAATACCCGGAGATGCTTCATAGTACATCAGGCTTGAATTGGATGCATGTGTTAATGATTCAACAATGAAAGGTTTTAGAACATAGTTACCAGATTCTTCATATGTTCTTTTAGCAAGCTGTTCACCCAAAATACTATAGCTACCATCTGTAATTTCTTCTACTGGAGAATTATCATTAAATTCAGCAATAGCAAAGAAAGATGAATCACTATCCAGAGTTGTCTTATCTACAGAAACAAGAACAGGATCAAGTTTAAGTCGATCAGCCCCCGGAGCAGTATCATTAGGTTCACCCAATGCATTATCCACAAGCGTTGCGTCTTGTAGATTAGTAATAATACTTTCAGTGGTTTCAAATCCAATAGAGTAATTAGCAGTATTAGTATCATATGGTTTAACTAATACTACCTGAGAACTAACCTTTGAGAAATAACCTTTTTGATATACAATACCATCGGAACAAGTTGTAGTATAAGCAGTACCAGTTGAATTGGCTGTACCATTAGCGGTTAATACACTGATAGTATCAACAATATTATTTGCATCTAAAGCACCAAGTTTAGATTGATTACCATCAAATAATGTAAGTGTTTCACCTGAAGTGAATGTAGTAATATCATTATTAGAACCATCTTTACCAGTAGTAATATAATTTAAATATACTATATTGGTTGCTGGATACTGTGAAGAGAAACCATCCTTTGATATAACCGGAACAGCCCTAATACCAGTATTGGAATAAAGCATATTATTACTAGTAAGTGAGCTAGTTGTAATTAATGTATTTGCATCAAATGTGTTAACCAGATGTACAAAATTCTGAGTTGGATTATATGTAAGAGCTACACCCTTAACAATTGACCCTTCCTTAAAAATATGATCAGAAAAACGAGAAATCTGATTCTGTAAAATTGTTTGCAACTGATTTAGTTCACGAGTTTGAACAGACTTCGCAGGCTTGAAAAGAATCTTGACAAACTTCTTGTCTTCATCATAATCATCAAAATAATTAACTGTTAGGTCTGTGGTAATTTTTGTCATATATGTGATTTTCCAATTGATAAATGTTCTATGTATTTATGTTAATTATAATATTTGGTTGTAATATTTTCAATTTTACCTAGATTTGGATAATGAAGCACTTTTTTAATATGTTTATAAGTACTTGATATCATTGAATAATATGTTAAAACTACTTTTGATATATTATTCCTGTAAGTATTTGATATCATTGAATAATAAATATGAAAAGTCATATGAATTACATCTATTTATAATTCAGGTACCTCTTGACACTGATTTGAAAATAGTCTATTGTGTATTAAAGATTGAAACAAACAGGAGAATAAACAATGGAAATTAAATCAGGAGAAACATATGATCTTGATGGAAGCAATTATAAGTATCGATGTGTTGCTACAAACAGTGATTATCAATCAATAGGATGGATTGGTACTAAGCCAGCAATTTGTATGCAAGATAAGGTATACATATGGGTTGATGGGATAGAAAATAAACCAATGATTTACAACATTAAGAAACATCCTAGACGCATATGGGTTAATGAACAGAATGGTGTGATTGTTGATCCTATATTCACTAATTTTAATTCGGCATTTGATGCATCGATTACTGCACCAGAAGGAACTAAGACAATTGAATTTGTGGAGGTAAAATAATGGCTGCAACTATTTTTCATATTTGTGTTGGTATCACCTTGTTGGTTGTATTGATTGCTGCTATAATGGATATTGTACATACACCAAAACAACCACCTATACGTCCACCAAAGAATGATAGAGATTGAGAGATTATGTCTTTATAGCAAGTGATGAAAATGAACAGCTTCAACAGAATGTAGATTGTTTCATTGAAGCCGATCATTCATTCTCTGAATTGCTTGCTGCGATAAAAGAGGGTTATTTGGATTACGTATCAGAAGTAGATGCTGAAGATAAAGCAATGGCTGATTCAGACCTTGCAGCCACACGATATTATGAAGGTGTGGGTCGTATGGATGCCACTCATTTTGAAAATCAAATGGACTTGGAACGTCATGATGCAGAATTTCCAAATGGTTATTGTTAATAAATCAGGAGAATTAAAGTTTAGGGTTGGTTGGTGTAATTGGTAAACACGCTGCCTAGATAGTTTACTATCAAAGCGGTCTCTTCTTGGTTCAAATCCAAGACCATCTCTATTAATAAAGGAATTTAAAATGACTATTAAGTTTGGTATTAAAAATAGATTCACAAATGAAGTTATGAACACAACTGAGATTGATTGTGATGCATCTACATCACAATCAATCAAACTTGGGTTGGCTGTTAAATGGGTAATTAAAAATGGTGGCGATCTGAGAGGTTGCGATCTAAGTAATAGTGATATGAGAGGTTGCGATCTGAGATATTGTAATTTGAGAGGTTGCGATATAAGTAATAGTGATCTGAGAGGTTGCGATCTGAGAGGTTGCGATCTGAGAGGTTGCGATCTAAGTAATAGTGATCTGAGTAATAGTGATATAAGTAATAGTGATATGAGAGGTTGCGATCTGAGAGGTTGCGATCTAAGTAATAGTGATATGAGAGGTTGCGATCTGAGATATTGTAATTTGAGAGGTTGCGATATAAGTAATAGTGATCTGAGTAATAGTGATATAAGTAATAGTGATCTGAGAGGTTGCGATCTGAGAGGTTGCGATCTGAGAGGTTGCGATCTGAGATATTGTAATTTGAGAGGTTGCGATCTGAGTTATGTTAAAGGTATTGAAAATAGTATTATCGACTGTGGTATTCGATCTGATGGATATCGTTTTTATCTGACTAGGACTGAACAAGGTGAATGGAGAATTAAAGCAGGATGTCGCAACTTTACCATCACAGAGGCCAAAGAGCATTGGGATAGAACCAGACCAGAAGGTGACATACTTGGTGATGAAACCCGTCTCATTATTGAATATGGTCTAGATGTAGCTAATTTTCGTGAATGGAAATAAAGGAAAATAAATTATGAAACCAACTTCAAATAAAATGCCAAAAGCTTTAACTAAAGTTTACAATGATGTAGTTGAAGATGTAATTGATAAGAACATCGAAAAAATTATAAATGATCCTTTGGATGGACCTTTTGATGATGTTTTGATAAATTTTTTACTCACCAAGGTTATGCAAAAAACCCATGGAAAAGCTAATCCATTTATTATCAGAAAAATTATAAGTGAAAAAATATTCAATTATTGAGAGGAGAATTAAAATGTATGATGCACTAATTGAAGGATTGCAAATTCTTAAGAAATATGATATTAGTAAATGCCCATTCGATATTGAAGATGGCATAGTAGTTTTCTTTAATGTCGAATATGATAAAATGACATTCGAAGACCAAGACAGACTTGAAGAATTAGGTTTCGAGTGGGATAAACCATTTTATATATATAATGTTGATTAAATGAATTAGCCGCTCTTGGAATGTTCTATCTATACCAATGAACCATATACATTTAATCATGGTCCTTTTTGGGATGATTGATTACTTCATAATTTGTTTGAATAAATTCAAAAATACCTGTTGACATTGATTCAAAAATAGCCTAACATATTTAGAGTGATTGTTAATACATAAATATGGATAAAAGGATAAAACCATGGAATCATTCAAAGAATACCTTAACGAAAATAAGGCTAAGGTTACATTCAAAAACCGGGGTGGAGTTGGTTGGAGAGTTTACATTGATGGAGTACCAACTGAGGAATATATCCACAGGTCTTATGATGGTGGTTGGAAGTGTGGTGGTCAACATAGTCAGTATATCAAAGAAATAAAAGCTAATATCATTGCACACGTTGAAGAAATGGATATTAAGGCTGGTACGGAATATCTTGGTATGCCTTAATATAGTGCTTGACATTGATTCAAAAATAGCCTATATTGATTATAGAGAGAAACAAAGGAACAACATCATGACTTACCTGAGTGAAAACCAAATCGACATGATTGCTGAAGAATGTGTTACCTCATATGAAATGACTGCAGATTGGTCTTCTGCTAAAGAGGCCGCTCTTGAATATTCACTGGAAGTGTTTAATGTGAAGCCAAGCAAGACTGCAATGTTGTTGGTCCTGAAACGTGCTTCATTGATGTGGCAGGGTGCTATCATCAACACCAAGAACGCAATCGCCAATAGTTAATATAGAGATAGGAGAATTTATTATGAGTAAAGAAACCAAAGAAGCCAAAAAAGCATTGCTTGAAGCATATCTGAAGTCCAAATAAGATTGGTATATACAATGTAAGAAGGAGCCTTTCGGCTCCTTTTTTATTTACCATCTTCTGACTTGATATGAATCCAATTATTTGCATCTTTTTTGTATATGCTATGACCTAATATTTGACCACGATCAGTAATTGAAAATTGCATCTTATAATTGTTTTGAATATTGGTTACAGTAAAATCTCTTATGTTACCAGCTCCACCATCATCATTATCAAACTTCACATATATCTTATCCATATATCCACCCACATAGGTTTTAAATCCCTTGTGTTTATATAGGGCTTTCACTTGTCTCTTATTAAGCACATCTTCTAGCTTGCTTGGAGAAGCTTCCATCAGGTATTCTTTAAAATTAATCATGCATTATAACCAAATTCGTGAATACTATTACCATCTGTCCAAACAGTTCTAGCCGGAACCTTTTTAGATATTATTTTATAATCAAGTTTCTGTTGTCCCTTCAATACCATTTTACCATGTTGTTTGGCATAATTCATGTTTATAGTAACCCAATCACCATCAGTAATTTCATTTGGTGCTTCATTTGGAACAGCCCTGTATATAGTAACCATCTTATTGGGTTTGCCTCTGAAACTATGTATAAGGCTTATAGACTGATTATCAAAAATTGAACCATCTCCATAATATCGTGCTGCCTTATTACTATAGATATCATCTGGATAAATGTCATCATTTAGTTTGTGTAATGGTGCACCACCATCAGATGAAGGAGCAGTATGTTGACCTCTATAATCAGATGATTCCATCAGGTATTCTTTAAAATTAATCATGCGTTATCCAGTGTGATTAGAAATTTAATATCTTCTGAGATGTTACTTGCTCTTGCTATACCATCAGATTCATTTGAATACAATACCAAATCACCTGTAGACCTTACACTATCAACATCTTTGATAATATCGATAGCAGAATTGACTGCAGTGTTACCAGATAGATAAATGGTTTCTGCATTGGTAAATGTTCCAATCACATCATTAACTTTTATATGAGTTGTATTAGCCCAATAGACTATACCAGATGCAGATGAAGTTTCACCGATCACTAATGCATTGGCTGTAAAGGCTGTATTAACATCCAATGAAGCACCAAATGAAATTGTATTCTGACTCCATACATCCACACTAGGATTAAATAAAAGACCTGTTTGATAATAGGTAAAATCAGTTACAGGTAGAGTTGTATCTTCTGCAAGCAAAAAGTTCACTGAGAAATACAATTCATATGATTCCAATTCTGTATAGGGATCAGAACCATGACCACCAGAAGATGAAAGTAATAAATCAATATCAGTATTGGTTGGAGTACCCTTTGTAGTAATATTTAACGTAGGCTCCAGATAACCAGAACCAGCATCAATAACAGTGATAGCACTTATTGAACCATTTGCAATAGTCGTATAAGCTTCAAAGCCAGTACCAGCCCTATCAGTAATTGAAATTCTAGGAGATATCACATATTCCGAATCAGTTGATAAAGTAGTATTGCTTGATAGTGTGATATATTTACCAGTTGCATTAGCATATGATGTATCAATAGTTTTCAATGTCCCAGCACCTGTACCATTTGTGATATAGATAGATGATCCACCATAAACATTTGTTACAGTATCAGCAGTTGTAGCTATCAAGAATAAAGTATTACTAACAGCACTAAGTATAGTTCCAGTATTATAAACACTAAATCCAGTACCACCATCATTAATACTTACATAATCAATTGTCCCTGCTACAGCATTAGCTTCAACAGATGTATTACCACTAATAGGAATTGAAGTAGTCGTACCAAATTTAGTCATAGCAGCACCAGTAATACTATACATATACTTCCACAAATAACCATCTGCAGTTTCAATTAAAGCATTCGTCTTAGTAAGAGGCTCTGAAGTTGATACAGTACTGTTCGCATTCCATATACATTTGTAAACATCGTTGTTTTGGTTGATGATGAAATGATTTCTATTAGTAGTATTAGCATAACTATCATAAGCAGTGTTGCTAACCCAAGTATTCCTCTTAACCATCGCAGTATAATCAGAGGATTTAACTTTCTTACCAAAGATAAGATTCCGTTTAACTTCATCAATATTAGTCTCCGTCTGAGTGTAAGTATTAGATACTTCATTATGTCCACCCAAAACCACATAGAGGTTATCATTAGCTGTCCCATCAATAATGTTATCTATAGAATATTTGATTATATCTACTATTGCCATTTGTTATCTTCTTCCATTGTTTTAAGTATTTATACTTACATTAGCTGTTGTGGTTATACTCAAATCCATAGTATTACGAATCAATGCATTACCAAAAACTTTCTTACCAGTTGGATGCATAGTCTTTTTCAGAATATTGAAATACTTACTAAACAAAGTATTAACTCTAATATCATATGAATACTCTTGATAGTAATTCGAATCAATTAGATATTTGGTATTGCTTAGAAACCCATTAGTATTGTTATAATAACCAGCTGCTTCACCAACTGCAGATGTTATCAATGTACCAGTAATTACTTTATCATCAGAACCATATAGTATTAAATCTATATTATCAGTATAGTTGAATAACGAATCAAGTGTAGACAATTCCAAAGCACGATCAACACCAAAACTTGGTACTGTTGATATTACTGCATTGTTACCCAAGAAACCACCTACTCCATCTGATAATTCCAATGATGCCATTACAGGGTCATTAGCTGCAATATCCATTGGATATTCATATGCAACACCCGGATTGATAACAAGTATATTTTCTATACTTCCATAGTAATAAGTATTTGCATCTAAAGCATCTCCCATTACTGAATTAATATCATCATTACCAGCACCCGGCATTCCATAGTCTGCAGCATTTAATACTACAGATGCATAAGTATTAATCAATTCATTTGTCAATACAATAGATGCAGTATTCGATATTGAACCTAAAGAAAATGAAGCATCATTGCCCGGATGTGCAACATTTGACTTAGCATATGTTAAATTAGTATAACCCGTTCTATATCCAGTACCACCTGATTCCAATACAACACTCATAACACCCAAAAGATTTAAATTATTAGTATTATTAACAATAAACTTTAAATTGGAATCTGTGCTAGAATATACTTCTTCTCCTACTGAAAAATTAGGACTACTGCTAATTATATTTAAACCACTTGCTGAACCCAATATTTTTGGTGCGCTCTCTACATAAGCACCACCCAATTCATTGACTTTTTCTCCTATCTGAAATTCACCAGAAATATTTGATAGATATATTATATTATTCTTATTTTCCTTGTAAATAATTCTCTCATATGACTCAACTACTGCTGTAGCTCCAGAATATTCTCCTATAATCATCTTTCCTTCTAGAGTTGGAGATAAATCTGATAGAGTTACTTGGATATATTTTCTTTTTACCCATTTACCTGATGATGTTGTGAATAAATCTATACCCGGAATATAGATATCTATCTCTTTATTATACAGTAGGCGGAATAATAATCTGAGTCCTTCGAATGTTCCCTTGGACCTATATAAATCTAGTATATGTTTTTGGAGATATTTTTGATTACCTGTTATACTTGTGGGTAGTCCATCCATATATTCTTTTTTGAAGTATGTTAGGAATGCATCTGTTGTTGTGTCGATATCCAGTATGGTTGGAATTTGTTTTGATGCACCTGTATACTGATTAGATTCCATCCATTGATAATACAGGGAGATGAAGTCAGTGAAACTTTCCCCTTCTTCATTATAGAAGTCTGGAAATTGTTCTTTGATTTGATCTTTTATTTCTGTACGATTAAGCATTATTTTCTACCATTGTGATATCAAAGTCTGCAGAGTCTAGGATGATGTAGTCGTTTTTAGATACGTCGATATCTCTGGATAATGTTCTACCATAGAAGGAAATATAGGATGAGTATGATTTGATACCCAATGTGAATGTTACGATACCTGTAGTATAGTCTACAGTTCCTACTGTTGTTAGGGGAGTTTTAACACCATTATTATATGTATATACACGAAGAATACCATTTCCATTGTCTTGTATCCATGCTGTGTAGTCTACTTCTGCATAGGTATAGATGAAGGTAGAGGATTCTACTACTGGAGTATGCTCTAATGGAAATTCATATTCTACACCCTCAATATCTAATTGGTTTCCAAAGTCTATGGAGTGTGTGGTGATTGTATTCACAGCGGGTGTTAGTCTTTTGATGATTTGGATGAATGTAGAGTTTGATATGATTGATGTATCAGAATCATTTATTACACCAGAAATTACTGATGCATACACATTCTGTTTGAATTTGTTATAGGTGTTGGTGTTTAGAGCTAGGATATCACTGATAATATTTGCTTTTAATTGATTGGCTGTTAGTGTTGTTTCCTCTTGTGAATAACGAACAGCCGATACCAATTTGATATAGAAATATTCCAAATCCATGATGATTGGTTCAATGGCAATGTTTTTTGTTATAAGAAAGTTTTTGATTCTGTTCTTTAGAGTATTGGTTACAATTGTTCCCGCTGTGGGTTTCATTACAATAATCACCTTACCATATCGATTTATTTCTTCTCCACCATAGGCATTCACAGCCTCGATTTCTGGAAAGTTAGTAAGGATCATGGTTTTATAATCATCAGCTATAACAGCACGTTCCTGCACTTGGAAATGTCTTGTGGCATTATATTTTAGGTTGTCATTTGATTCTCTTTCAGAACCACCATATGAAGCCATTGTGGTTGTCACAGTAATATTTGTATATGTATC